CGCAAATTAAAAATTTTTCCATTGTAAATAAATTTGTTTATATCCGTTTAGCAATAAAATCTTAGAAGTTGACTTACTAAGGCTTTCTCTAAAAATAACTGTAATGAATGAATCCCGACTTCCTGAATACACTAAATTAAAACGAGTATCGCCAACTAAAAGTAATTTGACTAATACTTTTAAGGCACGACCGATTTTACGCTGCTTAGATGCCTCGTTTATTTGATTCGATATTTCTAACTTCCAGCTCATTTCTCAGACTTGAAATTTCTAACGATTTCTTTCAGCTCTTCAAATTTCACTTCATCAAGGTCTTTTTCGTAAAATGCGTTGAACTTGACATCGAATCCGGGAACGCTGTAAGTTAGAATATGGTAATCATCTAATTGGGTTTCTAAAGATTTTGAAATCTCGTCCATTTTTTCCATCCCTAAGTGGTGTGGTAATCCTACTGTAAATATTGGTTTTGCGGTCATATTGGTTTATTATTTTAAACCTTGTAAATCAAAAATGCTCCCGGAGGAGCACTTTCACAGCAAATGAATAAAAAAGAACAGCAGAAATCCCTAAAATCCAAGCGTAAACATTTGACGAGCGTTCAACTCCACAACGGTCTCATCTTCTAAATTTTCTTTCAAAAGCAAAATTGTTTTCAATTCACGCTTGCAATCTCTATATTTGTAAACCAAATCGTTCCACTGTCTGTAGCCTAAGCACTGTTCAGCGCTCAAACTCGTTTGGACATCGTTACCTACTTCTACAATGTTATTACTAGAAATACCATTATTTTCCTTGTAGGTCATTTCATATTTGTAACTTAATGGACAATCAGCGTCGTCGTCGTTACTATATTTCTCTGTAGGTGAGTGCTCTAAGCTATCGGCCAAAACTTCCATTTTAACCTTCATGTCCATGATTTTATTTTCCTCAATTTCTTCAATTGTTTCCAATCTGTCTTTGATTTCCTTTCCCGTTTTCTTGAAAGTAATTTTGAGGTCTGAGTAATTGACCATCTCGTCAACTTTTCCCTTTTCTAATTCGTTAGCGTCTTCACTTTTCTTCAATAAGTCTTCTTCTTCCGGAATTAAGGCTTTCTCAAGAACATAGACCGTTCTTATTCCTAAGTCGCCCTCACCTTGAACTCGAATAGCTTTCATCATATCGATTTTTTCACGCATATCTTGCAATATGTCCTCCGTTTCAGAAGTATCGTTGAAACCGCCTTTGACTATTTCCCCGCCAGTCGCAGCATAAACATTGTTAATCCATTTTTCAACGGACGCTCTTTCAAAAATATCGTAAACCTGAGACGGATACGCTTTTTTCAATTGTTCTTCAGAGATTCCTTTTTCAATATTAGTAAAAAAGGCAGTGTTTAATCTGCTATTGAAATCTTCGACTTCTAGAAATACCTTACTTTTCATAATGCTATTTTTTATTTTTGAATTCTTTTAGTTCTTTTTTTTGGTCTTCTGCTTCCAATTCGTCGTCATCGTGACTCTCACTTCTTAAGACTTGTACTAAATTTTCATGTTCAGCTACAAATTCGTCTTCATCCATTTCTACTTTTTTAGTATCGACTTTCATACCTAAAAATTCAGAATCACTCACCTTTTTGGGTTCTTCTTTTTCTATAGCTGGTTTGGTGGAGTCAACCACTTTGCCCTTTTCTATGATATCTTGGACTTCGGCGAAGCCTTTTAAGATATTTAGTTTGCGAGCCGCAATGTTCTGTTGTATTTTTCGTTGTATGAGTCCATAATTATAATTTTATCTCCAAATTGATATATCGTGTTCGTCTATTTTGTTTTTAACCTCAGAAAACTTTCCTTCAAGTTCGGTGACCTTAGAAGTTGCTTGTTTTACCTTTTCTTCCAAGTCATTCAAATCCCCTCCGTATCGGTTGGCGTCATCATCAGTCCAATCATCGCCCTTTTGTCCTGCTTCTTCATTCATATCGGAGTCTAAGTCTTTTAGTTGACGCTCGTAATTTTCCAAATCGTACTTAGCACCATCTAAGTCGACATCTAAGTCCCAATATGTTTTTACCAATTTATCCTTTTTAGATTCGGTCATGGAAACTCTTTTAGGAATATCTGTCTTGGAGAATTCGACACCTTGTTTCTCCAATGCTTCTCGCTTGAACATTTTACCGCCTGAAGTATGAATGATTCCATCTTTTACTTTTTTTACTTGGTGTGTGACTCCTTGATGCTTGAACGACCCTGATACTTGTTGTTTGGGAGCGCCATAGGTTTGTCCTACTCTACCAAGTTTCATATTTTCCGCATTATTCTTATAGACCGCTTTTTCTATGCAGTCTTGACTTCAGAAAAGCCTTTTAAGATGTTCAATCTTCGGGATGCGTTATGCTCGTGTATTTCTTCGAATTGGTCCATGCTTATTTTGCTTTTGAGTTCTTCAAATGGTTCAAATCAATCACCCCCTTTATAGAAGCTACAGCGAAACCTCTAGAAACATGTCCCGTGGGTTTTTTAAATGCTTGAGGTGGGAACACTTGGTATCCTTTTCTTCTAAGGTAATCTTGGTATCCCTTTCGGTCAGTTATTATACTTTCAACCTCTCCAGACGTGTATAAGTCTCTGTTATAGTTATCATTACTCACGACCTTTATAACATCGCCGACTTTCAATGAATTTATGGAGCCGAAATTGAATCCACCGCCTTTCATTTGGAACAAAGCCATACCCTTATTTTGCTCTATCATATCCAAAACGCTATAACCAAAACTCGTTTTCAAATTGTATTGACTGCAATTTGCTCCGCAATTTATTGCTGGAACTCCAAAGTCTGCTAATGGCGTCACATCATCCCAACTCTTCGCACCTTTAGTTTTGAAAAATGCGGCATCTTGACCTAACTTATCGGAAATTAATTTTTGACTGAATTTTTCTACCGTTGGAGTGGCGTCTTCTTTCTTCGGTTGAGCACTTTGAGTAGGTGCTGAGGCTTGACCGCCCCCTCCTGGAATAGTTCTCCAATCAAATTTACCGCTTGGCAACTGCTTCCAAACCCATTTACCGTTCGGGTGAACATCACCCACATTTCTCGCTTTTTCAATAGCGTCATTTACTTCCACAAATCCTTTCAGGATATTAACTTTGCGTCCGGCAATGTTATTTTGAATTTCTTCGAATGCGTCCATTTTCTGTCAATTTTTAAAATTAATAGCTGTAATCTTGTTTGTCTTCAAATTCCTTTTCTGAATCTACCACTGTAGTTAAATCATCGAACTCCATTTCCCCGAACATGCTTTCATATAGGTTCAAAAAAGGTTGGGGAGTTCCTAACTTCTTAGCGAGTATTAACGCTCCAGCACACTGTCTTTTGTTTGGGTCGTCTTGACCTTGAGGAATTTCATAGTTTACTGTTTTGTGGCAAACGAAGCCGTGTTCTTTGTTTTGCTCCACTATTTCTTTTGCCCTTTCCCTACCTAATGAATTTATCCCCTTATCACTTTTAATGAATGGACAGTTTTCGCAAGGTTTTTTCATATATGGTATTTTCATGATTTTCTGATTTTGATTGTTCTGAAATCTTCCAACCCTGATTCACTAATCCAGAAACAAACAGGAGAAGCGTTTTGCTCAGCTATCACCGTTACTTTATCATCAATTCTACAAACTTCTATGCTACCAATACAAACTTGATAATCATCAGCCAAAGTTTCAACCTTTTTGATTTTGTCGATTTCCATGAATGCTTTCAATTCATTTATATCCCACATTTCGTCCCAATCATCTTTACAGCGTGAAACTGAAGTTATAAGGCATAATTCCTTAGGGAAACACTCTAACTTATCTGCTAAGGTATTAAGGTACTCTTCCGGATAAAAGTCCAGCTCTTCATCGCCTAACTTTTGGGTTTCTACATATAGTGCCATTATCTTAAGTTTTTAATTATTTGAACGTTGTGCCCTACTTGAAATCCGTCTTCCCAAGTTTTTGTTGTTTTCACTTTCTTAACGGTGTTTTTGATTTTTCCCATTTTTACCTGAACGAATTCCTCAACCGCTTTATCATTTCTGATTATCAATCCTGTACAAGTTGCGTTTTCTCTCTCGAATTTTTCTCGCTCTTCTTCTAGCTTTCTACCTAATCCCATTAAGCACCCCATTATGAACTCACGTTGAAAACTATCCAACCCCTTACCGAATCCAGCTTGGTCTCTTTTGTAAATGCGTTTGCCCTCGGCTACAAATACAGGAAGCACTATATTGTAAATCATGGTAACTACTTCGATGTTTTCTTTACTACCTACCAAAGTAACACGGTGACCTCCCATATATGCTCTACACCAATTGTATTTTGCTATGGCTCTGTAAATATAGTAACCTAACGTATCGCTCACGCTTGAGATTTTTGAGCTTGCGTAAAACGTTATGATGTTTTCTTTTAGCTCTTCGAAACTGATTTCTGAAAGTGAGATGTTGTACTTCGCCAATAGGGTTTGAACCTTTGCGGCAAACGCTTCTGCTTCGTGAATGCTTCCTAACTCGGCTGCGCTTTCTTGTTTAACTATCAGCTTTTTGATTTTGTCGATAATTGCATTTGATTTTTTCATGATGTGAATTTTTCCGTTGTTAAAATTTCTATGTAGTTACTTACTACATAGTAAAGGTACTGCCTTTCTAATAAACGACCTAATTTTTACCAAAGTTTTTTTATCAAAATACCAAAGTTTTTTAAAAACCCTTAATTCTATTGGGTTTCTAGTTTGTAGAATTTTCCAATAATCTGCGTTTAGCTTGAGATTCTCTCATCTTTTTCTTGGTTTCTTCAGATGCGGTTTTACCTCGTTGTAATATCCTAAGTTTTGATTTCATCTGAAAATCTACCCTGTCCAAAACTTCCTAATTCTAAATTATAACCTATTTTATCATCAGTTGATTTGAACTTTATTATAAAAATTTAAAACTGAATCCAGTTGTTATCTGACGAACCCCTATTGTATTGAGCCACATTGACATCATCATATCATCATGTTCACCAACACCCTCAATTCCGTTTTCGGTAAAAGTGGTGGACATTAACTCGTTTGATAGCATATCGGCTGTGTCTCTCGATGCCTGATTTCCTCGAGGGCAACGTATTTTGCCTCTTTCGTACAGTAATGCTAATCCCGGAACTCCAAGCTTCAAATCGTACTTATTGCTTCCCGTCGTATGCCCCCTTACAGGAAGTCCCATCTTATCACTTTCTTGTACGAAGATTTGTTGAAATACGTTATTCTCCATAATTATGATATCGGGTTGAAATGCTGTATTGATTCCTTTTATAACCGCCATTTGCTCAGAGAAGTTTTTTCCTTTGAATCGAGTTATGTTCATTAGCCATATATTATCATTCTCATCAACTCCCGTGGTTGTGATAACGGTATAATCCGCTCCAACGCTTGCTGATATGGAAAAGTCACAAGACGTAACAACCGTGTTAAATTTAAGTTTATAGCCATCCCTACTGTTTGTGAATACATAATCGTCCATACCCAAATAAGACCTTTGGATAATTTCTAGAGGGAATAGTGAGCTTTCATTAGTAACAGGTTTACAAAGATTTTCCCTTGAAAATATTAAGTTACCTTGAGTTTCTCTTTTTTCTAATAGTTCGTCTAACCCCCAACGCTCACGCCATAGTACTGTACCATCAGGAAATATTGCCGGATATTCTCTACAATGCCATCCCCTTTTACTTTTTAGGTCTCCATATAAATCCGCATTATGGAACGGAGTACCCACTACACCAACCTGACCTCCCGGAACAATCATGTTCATGATAACCGCCTGAAAATATTCAATTGACTTTTTTCTTTGTACCGACGAATAAATAACGTTATCTTTCAAACCATCATCAACCGCTATATATCCTGGGTGAGCTCCACGTACCGCAGACCCAAAACCTTTTGTTCTAAGTCTTGTTCCGTTCTTGCAAGTTATCTCGGTTTTCGCCCATCCCTCAGAAGTTGACTTTGGTAATAGCTTTTCCCTAATTTCATCATTTTCTTCAATGGTACCCTTTAGGATTTCAAGTAAGTCTGTAGCTTGTTGTTGGGAAAAGGAAAACAGATAGCCTAATTTACTCATTGATAAATCGAACCTACTAATTTGAGGCGAAATGAACGGTTGGTATCGGTACATCTTCCAAACCAAGTAGACATTTGAAAAGTAATAGGACTTTCCGTGGTCACGGGCAGCTATCACATTAAACTTATCATATCTTTGTACGATGTCTCCCCACTCCAAGTGATGCCAATTAAGCATAAAGGAGGGAATCTTGGACATTATAAAATACGTCAAGTTCTCAATACATAGGGTTTCTTCAATTTGCTTAGCGACATTGTCCAAATAACCTATCTTAGCGTTAATGTTATTCTTTTTACCGTATAACGCTTGTAAGATTTCTTCTAACATTACGTTATATAATTTTTCGGTATCAAGTTCATAACCGCCCAATAGTTCTCTGACGCCACCGTCGTCAAGATTATTTACTATCTCTTCGAAAATACGAAAAGCCTCAGCGAGTTGCTCTGAGGTGAAATTCGTAGGAAACTTTTGTATTATCCTATTCTCTGCGGGAGTTATTAACATTTACATTGATTTGATGATTGCGGATAATTTAGTTGATATGCTTTTCACTTTAGCTTTTTCTTTGGATGTGATATCCTTATTCTGATTTAGACTCAAAAGTTTACCAAGTGATACATTAAGAAGTTCTTTGATATCTGCTCCTTGATTTTCAATTATCTTTTTTCTGTCCATAATTAGCGTGAACTCACTTTTATCATCACTCACATATCTAACGACCCCAAACATTTCTAAATTAGCGAACAACTCGTCAAAGTTCTTCCAACTCAATTTAGAAACTACTTTTAGCGTTTTTCGGGTGAACATTACTTCGCGCTCTCCGCCTAATAAGGCAGTGAGAGTTTCTTCCTGTATATGCTTAGGAACGGTTGCTCTAATGTGATTCTCCATTAGAAGCCTAACCCAAGCCTCAATTCTTTCTTTGTTTTTGGTTTCGTTCAGATAGTCAACCGCTATTTCTTCAGCCTTTACAGTTGCTCTGGAATTGATAATGAATTTCATTTCATCATAGGTCAATTCAAAAACCACTATTTGGTCTTCATATTTCTTCATTGCTTCGATGAAATATTCATTCACCACAGGCTCATTGCCTCCAATAATTACAAATTTGAAATCCTGTTGAGGTGGAGTCTCTAAGATTTCCGCTGGTCCGTTTTCCTCATTTACTTGTTCTACTACTACTTTCATGTTGCTTTGGTTTTTAAAATTGAAATGTTGTTCTTGGCATGTTTGCTGATTTGCTGTTTACTACTTTCGTTTCACTCCTGAATTTCATAGTGAAGAATTTGAATAATTCCCATGTTGCTATTACATCCGGCATTGCCCTATGTGCTCCAATTAATTTGACTCCTGCTTCTTCACAACACCTACCCAAATTCAAAGACTCAATAGTTGGCCAAGCACGTTTAGCGTCGCCCATGGTGTCTATGAATACGTCCGCTATCAATGTATTGAAAGGAGTTTTTGACCCCCTGAAAAGGCTCTCCATAAACCTTATATCAAATGGTATATTGTGACCTAAAATAACAGGCTTGAGTGATGGATGATTTCCGCCCATGCTTTTCTTAAAATATTCTGCTAAGGCTTTAATTGCTTCCGCTTTTGTTATTCCCTCAGCTTCTACGTCTCTCATTTTTATGCCGTTGGCTGCCAATGCTCCTTTCTCTACTATTAAGTCGTCATACGGTTTGATATAAGTTTCGTAACGCATTACTTCCTTAAAATTATTATCAAACGTTATTAACGCTATTTCTAAGATGGGATTATTCTCGCAGTTGAGTCCTCCCGTTTCAGTATCGAATACAATGTAATTAGCTTTCTTCATTATTCAGTCATGTCTGTTGGTTTGGCTACAAACTGCATTTATTAACTTCTTGGAAATCTACGTCGGTTTGGAAATCTACTTCAGCCTGAGCGTCTATTTCTTTTGAGGTCGCATCATACACGATAGCATCTCTGGCCTCATTATCTTCCAACACTTTTGTTAAAGCATCATGCCAAACTATTTCTCTTGTTTTTGATTCACAAAAATACTTTAGAGCCGACCCTACTTCTTTGAATTTACTACTGACTAAATCGATGTATTTTTCCGTAGCTTTAATTTGATCTAAGCTAACACAACTATCAATGATTTTCTTTCCTTTGTCGAAGATGTCTATTTCAGCATCCTTATACCTTTTTACAACAGTTACCGTAAATTCACCAAAGTCAATTATTTTATTATCATCCATTTTATTATCATCCATTTTATTATCATCCATGATTTCATTTATTTGATTAAACAAAATATGGCCGACGGAGTTTGCCCCCTATCGACCATATAATACTTGGTTAGTTAGTTATCCCAACCTGTTCCTGCTGTAGCGATTCCGGCTGCGATGGCAGCTTCGGCGTTCGCTACTCCAATTGCAACGCAAAGTTTTTGGCCTGAAGCCGACTCACCCTTAGCGAAGCATCTGTTGCCAGTTCTGTCCATTACCGCATTAAGCATTACTTCTTTCTTTTTTGAAACCACATTGTAAGCTAAAATTTCCATGTTTTAAAATTTTAAATTAATAATCATTTTTATAGTAAACCTTGTTAGTATTTTTAGTGTTGGCAAGTTTCGCCTGACGGTGGGTAAATCTTTTCTTTGCTATCCGCTAACTTATCATATAAATATTGAGGCATCGCACTATTATTGTAATATATCAATTGACTTTTAGTTATTCGTCCGGCAAGTAGGTCATCCGTCAACCTCATGCTGTATAGTTCGTAGAAACGTAACACCCGCATATCAATTTCAATTTGGTCTCTTTCTATGGTTTTATGTCTAAGACCCCAAGTGTATTTATGCATTTCATAGCGACCGTATTCCTGAGCAGTCAAGTATCCATTCTGTTGACGAATTACAAAGTCCAAGCGATAGGCTATCGCATTTTGTAAACTCTTGAGTGCTGATTGAGTTTCTGATGATGGTTGAGCGAGCATTGCCCCGCATACCAAAAACATTATCATTAGCTTTTTCATTATTTCTTGTTTTTACTTATTCTTTTAACTCTGTTCTCGAAGCGTTGCCTTGCGAATGGAGATTCACTCCAAGCCTTTTCAAACTTCTGTTCCGTTTCTACCGCTACTTTTTTAACCGCTTCTCCGACGCTTCCTACATAATGCGGATAAGTAGGTTTTTGAGCTTCTCTCGTTGTCGGTTGTTTAGGTTTTTTTTCAAGCCCAAGGTCTTTGATTTTCTTCGTCATGATTAATTTGATTTTAAGGTGAATTTTTGTTTTACGTTTTGAAAGGATAAGAAGCCATCTTTCTCGTTTCTTTTATATGGTCCGGCATTAGTTGTTTCGAATAAATAAACCGCTCCGGAGCGTCTAACGAACTTGCCGAAAATATCATTTTTGTCGTCAAAGTAGTATTCTCCCCCCCTTTTCATTTCTGATAAGGTGACTTTCTTTACGAGCTGCCAATTTAAACCATCTATAAATCCGCAACCCTTAAAAAGGCAGTATAACTTAGTATTGTTATCATCCTGAAGATAGAACGATTTGCTATCAATTCTTTTGATTTCGTATTCTTTGCCTTTAGTTACGTTTCTAAATGAAACTGGCGCTATTACTTTTTCTGATTTGTCCATAATATTAAATTCAAAAAGGGAGCCATTTCTGACTCCCGTGATTAGTTGATTAATTATTTACCTGTTCCGTACCATCCGTCCATACAGTCAATCAGCGTGTCTGAATTTCGTAAGGCTTGGATTGGGTCTGGGTTTTCTATTTCGTAAATTCTTTGTTTGCAAATTTCAATTTTGCGTTGAATGGTTTGCTCAGTATCAAGACCCATGATGGTGAAAATGATTCTTTTGATTGACTCCGCTGGAGCGTCAGTATCAACGGTTTCTTTTTGAGCGTAAAATTCGTCCGCTGTAGCGTGAGCGTAATTAACGTTGTTTTCGTCTACTTTGTTTTCTAAGTCTATATTGGCGACTTGACCACTTTGCCCCTCGAAATTTTCTATTTTGATATAAAACTTGCCGTTGCCCTCGTCTTCTTTATCGGTAACTCTGTAAACGTCGCCAACTACGTGGTAACCGTTACTTTTACCGTATGTTTCCGTACATTTAACGTATTCAGACTCATGGTCTTCACTTGCAACGGCAAGCGTGTGAACCGTTTGTACTTCTACTTGTCTTTGGAGTGCTCCCTCTAAGCTCCCTGCTCCGTAACCTGTGCTTGTGCTTCTAGTTACTTTGATTTCTACTAATCCTGTTTCTACTAATTCGTTTAATTCTGAAACCAACCCTGAAAATTTTGCATTTGTGTTCATAATCTGCTGTTTTTAAAAATTATTGTTATTTACTGATTTTAGGTATTAACCTTGTTAATTTAATAGTTTATGTTTATTCTTTTTCCTCCGAATAAAAAGTTGCTTATGGCGTCGTAAATTTTTGATAGTGTTTTCATGATGTGAATTTTTCCGTTGTTAAAATTTCTATGTAGTTACTTACTACATAGTAAAGGTACTACCTTTCTAACGAACGACCTAATTTTTACCAAAGAATTTTTGGTAAATTTAAAAAGTTTTTTTGGAAGCCTTATATCTATTGGGTTTCTTTGGTAAAAATAATTAAGGGGAAAGTATTAAACTCCCCCCTTATATATAGGTATTCTTTGGTAACTAATTTATCGTTGTAGTCTTGCCTTTTATTTGAAGCGTGTTCCTACCTGAAATAAACTCTTCAAACTCGCCCAAGGCAATTTTTCTGCCTAATATACTATCATCATTTTTATCGCCATTTAATATGATTTGTTTGTAATGATTGTATTGGAAAACGAATTCTGATAATCGGTGGTCTATTCTATTAACTCGAAACGAATAATGCTTACCCTCAACTTTTTTGATAATACCCAAACCCTTTAAAACTTGGGTCAACCCAGGACGTGAGGTGCATATCTTCAATTTTATCATCTCATCTTTTATAGGTTGCGTAATGGTTACTGATTTATCTTCCAACAGATCTCTCAAATCATATAAGAGTTGTAAATAATCACCCTTTGCGCCCCTTTTAACCTTATCTTGAGCGTAATCTTTTAGGTCAACTTCAAAAATACTTTCAAACTGTTTGTACCTCGTAAAGGATTTGATCGGTCTCTTTTTAGTTTCCATAACGCTTTTATTTAGTTCCTGTACTACCAAAACCTCCCTCACCTCTTCCCGTTTCAGATAGGGTTTCTACGATTTCAAATTCAATAGTTTCAACTTTGCACATCACCATTTGAGCGATTCGTTCGCCGTGTTCTACTTTAAATGGAGATTCACCGTGATTAATTAATATCACTCCTATTTCTCCCCTATAATCAGCATCAATAGTTCCCGGAGTATTTAGTACTGTAACTTGATGTTTGGCGGCCAATCCGCTTCTTGGTCTGATTTGAATTTCATATCCAGGAGGGATAGCTACGAATAATCCTGTTTTGATAATTGCTGACTCACCCACCCCAATTAGATTATATCCGGGAGTTTTGATTTCTGGATTAGCAGTTTCTTCCATGATGTTAGCGAAGATGTCCATTCCTGCTGATTGCTCCGTTGCGTAACGTGGCGTTGATAATTTGCTGTTCTTGATTAATTCTACTTTCATTTTAAGTTCCGTTGTTTAATTTATAAATAGTTTCACAGTTAAAACATTTGTGTACCTCGTCCCAATTGTAATGTGGGTCGGGCTCGTGTTTGAATTCAGATTCAGTTCTCCAAAGTTCTGTCCTTGGGTTATCAGCCGTTGCCCCGCAATTTGGGCACCCCCATCCATTACTTGAATTTATGATATCCGGAGATTCTATGCTTATGGTATATTTGATTACCCGTCGACTTCTGAAATCATCCAATAGCATCATTTCAGCATCAGTGGGCATTCGTCTTTGCATAAATTTTTCAATTGACTTCTCATCAACCTTTTCTAGACTGAACAATAACCTAAATTCATCAAACGGCATCTTATTTACCAAATCGGTCGCCAAGCGTCTAAAAATTTTCTCGTCAGTAAAATACTCTGCATTATTGCCTTGCTCCAATAACACTTTTAATACCTCGCATTCCGCTCTATTTTTCATATAGTTTGTCTAATAATTTCTTGTATGATTTCCTTTGTGAATCTACTAACTTATGCAGTTTCGCAATCTCAGCTTTTAGCTTTCTGTTTCTAGCACTATCGCTATCATCCTCGTCAACTAATTCAATATCTTTCACATACCCCTCATCAAAATTCCTTACAATGACCTCTTCTAATTTTTTGATGTGTACGTTTTTGCGCTTTAATAAGGTTATTAACTCTGTAACATTATATTGCAAGAATAACATTTTTTCAAACGTCGTCAAATTCCCGTACTGAAATATTCCAGAGCCTTTGCCCTTAGCGTAATCATTTGGTTCTTTGAATTGCTCTAAATCCACACTATTGGTTCTTTTGTTCTTTATGAACCGTATCTTTCATCAGTATTGATTCCCCCGCACTTGAATAATCTACCAAGTTATCAGACCCCATTGAGCCATCTTGTTTTCTTTGAACTTTCTGGCCATCCCAAATATCTTTCATTGTTATTTTGTCAAAAAGTCCGTTTGGGAATATCTCAGCACAAATATCATGGAAATCTATTACGTGCTTATTATTCTTACAAGCCCAATACTGCAAATACCAAAGGTAAAGAACAGCTGTTCCTGGACTCTCGGTGGCTGCGGCTAAAAACAATAAAATTCGGTCTTCTTTTATTTCGAACGTATGACAAGCCTGAATTCGTTTAGTTATAACCTGAAGGAGAAAAGGTTTCTTTTCCACAGGGAATTTTAGGTCTTCGGGCATTGACATACAGCTCAATAAAATACCAGACAAGTCTTTTGATAGAGGAACGATTCTAGCTTCTTTCATTTTCAAAGCTACGTGGGTTTCAATAGCGTCTGGATTCGCTGTTTCTGAAAAGGATAATGGATTCATAATTGGTTAGTGTTAAATTATTTTTACTTCTTGTTCTTCTAATCGGTCTTTTAGTTCTTGAAAATTAGCGTCCCTTTCGCTCATTTCGTCGTAACGGAATTTGAAGCTTGGTGTAAAGGTATCGACTTTAATGTTCTTTGGATTGTTTATCAGTAAGGTATATTTTGTTTTCTCCTCATCTGCGTCCCACTCTTCTGATATTTCAATATGCTTAATAGCATAAATATCTATCAAATGGTTTTCGATTGTTATGAACGTTTTTGACATCTTACTTACTAACTACTTCCTCAACCTGATTAAATGCCTCATCTGCTACTCCGGAAATGATATCCTTAGCTTCTTCCAATAATGCTTTCACTGCCTCAATTTTTGAGTTGGCCTCTGCTAACTCTTTTCTGTTGTGTGCGTTCATGGTAATTGTTTTTTAATGAATGATTGTTGTTTTAACCTTAGTAATGTTTGGGGAGAAATCTTGTCTTTAGTCCTCCCCTGACTCCCTATATTAAACCTTGTTTTCTTTCCTTGCCCCAATAGGTTTGAAGCTATGCAAAGTGAATAGTTCTCAAAAACTCTTTTCCTTGAAAGCATATGGCTATCTTGTGAACATATCCCCTTTCGTAAATCCAAGCCGAATCTACGCTTATATTCAACCGCTGAAATTTGATGCTTCTGATGAGCGTGATTTAGTACTCTGCTAAAAGCCTGACCGCATATTTCACATATCGGTTTTCCTGTTCTGTCGTATCTGATTATTCCTTGAGCCATAATTTATATTCATTTAGTTTATCACTTAATTCTTTTCCTGAGACAATTTCTCCGTCTTTCGTCCAAGGTTCAAAATCTTTTTTATCGTAACCACGTTCCTCGAGATAGTCTTTGAAAGTCATAATTTGATTTTTTAGAGTTTTACAATATCATTTTCTTTTTGATTACTATATGCTTACGATACCAATCCGGCATTTCTGAATACTTCCAAATATCATTTTAACAACATGCTTATCGCAATGGTACTCGGCAGCTTTTTGTACATCTACGTCTAATGCGAATATGTTCATCTTTATAAGTTTTTATCAATCCACTCGTCGTTATAATCGAACCAAGGTGCTCCACATTGTTCTTCAGCGAATTTTTTGATTTTGGTTATTACTTCGTCTCTGCTCCAAACCCTTGTAGGAGAAGCTATCTTACGAAACTCTCTGAACCCTGTAAGTCCATTTATTTCTTCATCAAGAATCCTTAGCTCAACTTGCAAATCTATACAATATAGGTTTTTTAAGTGTAGAGTTTCATTTTCTTTTAGATTTGATTCGGTTGAGACCCTTAGTTTGAGCCTTTCGACTTCCTCTAAGGTAGAGACTAAATGGTTTATCTTTTGCGAGTATAGTGTGCGCTTCGAATTAATCAATGCGTTATCGGACATATTTATAAGTTTAGGAATTCTTCAAATTCTTCGTCGGTCATATCATTCAGCTTTTTACGTCTAGAGATTTCCTTAGTACCTATTTTTTGAGTACGAGGAAAATAATTAACGCCAATGACCTTTTCTTTGAAGTGAACTATGGTTACGTCGTATTCTGATAATATTACTTTGATTTCTTCTCTTACGATATTCCAATCACCGCCCGCAATACCGCAACCGATTAATGGTAAGCCAACTTTGACATCGCTTGAATTGTAAACGAGTTTGCCGTCGGTGTTATAGTATTGAAATTCTTCTTTCATAACCTTTTTCATCCCTACTAAGGATTTCTTCAAGGCATCTAGCCTAAAATCTCTTCCTGGTTTAAGTTGTGAATAAAGGTTAAAAATTAATGGGCAGTCCCTATCTTTGATATCGGTATCTGCAATAGTCCAAGTCAACTTTCCTAATCTTGCGGAGCCTGATTTCATATCAGTAAATTCATCAGCCATTTTAGCTTCGGGAAATTCCCTACCGATTGTTAAGGCTATGCCCGCACTCATAGTAGCGTAACAGTTACAGCCGTGAGCGATTGCATCAAATTCACCCTTTTTAAACATCTTGATTAAGTCTCCATCGACTTCTTTAAAACTCCCCTCTTCCTTATTCATAGCATTGTTAGTGTTTAATGTTAAATTTTCTTATCAAATCTTCAGATATTTTTTCGTTTTCCATACAAACGTTTTTGAATTCAATATACTGTTCTTCCGTAATTTCTTGCATATACATAGTGAAATTACTAATTGTTTTCGAGAAATTGAACGCTCCATCTTCTTTATCGTAAAAAAGTTTGAATTTTTCTTGCTCTAAAGTATTGTATTGCGTAGGCTGGAAGTGGTGACTTATTGTAGACCCTCTATTGAAATTCTTTTTTGCTATTTGAATATTAACTATTCTATCTAAATTAAGGACTACTTCTAAAAGCGTACCTCCGTTTTGAGATATCACTTTATGCTTTATGCCTAAAATTTTATACATTAATTTTTGACTGTCTTGGCAGCTTCTGATGAAGCACTTGTTAGTAAGAGAATTTAATTTTTCTAAGCAAAGTCTTTCGGTTTCCTTATTTTTCTCTATCTTGTCTTTATGTTCGCTGATTCTGAGCTGTTCTCTTAATTCTTCTGTATTCATAGCATTGTTATTTTATCATTGTTTATTTAATAAACTTTGGTGGGATTAATTCTTTGATATTTTCTTTAGCTTTTTCTTCTAACTCTTCAAATATCTCTTTACTGACTATTATCTCAGTCCTTATTTTTCCACTTTGAATTAGTTCTTTGTATCTGTCATTCGATTCATCCAACATAACGGATACTTGCTCCAATAGTTTATAGACGTCTGCTCCTCTAAATAGACTTTCAACTAAACTACAAAATAGTGCTGAATTCTGATATAAGGCGAACCCATTATCAAATTTATTCAACAGTTCGTTGAATTTCAATTTCTCTTCCATTCTTAGCTTTCCCATTATATTACTACCTCATCTCCCGTCAATAAATCAACAAGCTTATATTTCAAATTAAAAAGGTACATTCCAACGATGCCTTTGGTTTTGGTCTTTTGCAAGATTCTTAGTTTGTAGGTGCTAATCGTTTTCTCATTCAGTCCCATCTTCTCACCTATTTCTGAGCCTTTGTAGTCTTGAAGGAACATTTTGAAAACTCTTGTTTCCTGTTTCGATAATCTTTTAAATCCCGGAATTCTTTTTCTAATAGTTGCCATAGTGTTAGTGTTTTATCTTTTAAACCTTGTTACAGTTATTATTAAGTCGTAAACATTAAATTTTAAATTTTAAAACATGAAAACGAAAAGAATTTTAATTGTCGCCTTAACAGGAACTCCTACGACCCGACTTGAATTAATTTGTCAGTCAGTTGACCCCGACAGAGTAATCGTAACGAGCGTTTGGAAAAGTGCAGGATGGAAAGCATCAAGTGACGCATTCATCAAAAGTTTCAATCCCGTGCCGATGCAAAGAATCAGCGTAAATGATTTGAACGAAACCATTATTGCTAATCCTACCTTTACACTTTATGTGGATGGTGCGGAATTAGCCGAACAAAGTCCTGCTATCGTACCGTCGGTTGTGGTTTTAACCTTAGCTTCTGAAACTGCTAATACTGTAGTTCTGGATTGGTCTGACTCATCTGATGATGATGGAGTTGAATCTTACGATGTAACTGACTCTGTTGGTCCTACTACCGTAAATGTTTTGGCTCCGCTTACAACTTGGACTTCTGGAACGTTATCTGCCGCAACTCACAACTTTACCGTTGTAGCTAAAGATGCTGCTGCTAATGTTTCTGCCGCAAGTAACACTATCACTAAAGTGGTATCGTAAATTAATTCCAAAAAAAAAGAATCCCCTACTTTTCAGTGGGGGATTTTTTATTACGGGAAATCTTGAGTTTAGTCTTCTTCGAATAAATCTTCGTCTCTGTCTCCTTTCATCCATTCGTTTGCTTCTTCAGCACCTCGATAAATCTCATTTTGATCATCTACTTCTTCCCAATTGCCCTCTTCCACATCTGAAAGCTCACCACCTTGTAATATTTCTATCTTGGCGTCAGCTATTTCATGGTTTGGCGTTCCTAATGTACTTACTTCTGGCAGCCTAAATTTTTCAGCTTCTAGTCCAGCAATCTGTCTTTGAATTTCTTCCTGTGTTCTCATTTTTATAGTTGTTTAATTATACGAATACGAAACTTCCAAACTTAATTTTAAGAGTATTTGGGTCTTTGAGTAAATAACTCAAATCTACACCGCTGTTTTCATAAATTTAGGCTTGCTTGTAATTCTTCAATATCTCTTTTGACTGCGTCTTCCCAAAACTTAATTTGGTCTTCGGTGCTTTTGATTAATAGCTTTACGAAGTCATCGCCAACATGCTTCTCACTCGCTATGCCTCCAAGGCAAATTCTGTTTAAGCTAGATTCAAACTCCTTATTGCCGCCATAAGCGATACTGATAGTGAAAAACCCATCCAATTAGTATTCCCTTTTGGAAATCTCTTTTTCAGTTCCGCTAAAACCTTTCTGTTGTTTACTAATTGTTTTGCCGTGTTTACCATAATGTTTTTTATTACTAAACCTTGTTAATCTCCAAACACTCTTACCGCATTACTTTTTTCAGTATGATACCCCTCACCAGTTGTTTCCCTATCCAAAACTATTTTAAGGTTAAATCCGGATATTTCAATATGGTAGAGTTCAACGTATTTGCTTTCGGTTTTCGTTCCGCCCCCTTCTAAGCTATCTTTTACTATGTAGTATGCGTAACTACCTAAAAATAGGATACAAGGCTTTATTCCTTTGGAAAGTAGGTTCTCTATCTGCTCCTCAATCGACTTCTTAATTACTTCGTAGTAGTGCATATCTTAGTTTATTTGTTTTTCTCCTGTTTCTGTTAATTCTAAATCGTATATCGTCAAGTCTTCTATTGTTCTTATCCCATGGGACAGATACCAACCCTTGACCGTATTATACCAGAAAATATGAACGGCACTATTTCTAATTGATTTAACGTCCCTTGGTAGTATATCGCCCTCATCAATAACAAAGAATCCATCAAATAGGCATCTTTCTTTTGCTTGGCGATACTCTTCAAATTGCTCATCACCCCCTAAAACATAATCACCTTTTTCAATAGCGTAATCAATTTTATTGCCGCTTGAATCGTATGCTTGCGGTTTATTTTTCGACTCCTCTAAAACTACCCAAACACCATCTACTAATTTACAAGGCACGAACATCCAAATCTCTGGAAATAGCTCTAAAAATTTAGCGAAATTACAACAATCGTAAAAAGAACGAGATTGTTCTGCTTGTGATTTTGGAATCTTATTTTGTTCTTTAACGAACTTTAGCATTGACATTAGTTTCATAGCTTTATTTTTTATTTGGTCCCCTTTTGGGTAATGTTTTTGTTCCCTCTTTTTGTCTTTTGATTGCTCCCATTTTACGACCGTCATCTTTTTTCATATTAGCTTCAGCATACATTTCAACCGTATCTTCCGTTGATGAATCTAAGACCGCTATGGTAGAACTGAAATCCCTAACCTTTTGACTCAGCCTCATAGCTAACATTTGCTTAATGGTCAACCCTGATTGTAGACTATTAACGTTGTTATTCTCATCTATCACAACCGCCTGAAGTGCTGCCTCATCTTGTTGCTCGAAATTCTTACGTATTTTCTCAAAATCATAATTCAACTGACTTGGATAGACTAACTCTTCTCCATTATTGTTTTCTGAATAGTTACCTAAAACGTTGCTAAAATTCTTGTAGTATGAATTTGATAGCGAATGTATAAGTTTAACAGGATTAATATTCATTTTGGACGCAACTCTACCAAGGATTATTTCTTTCAAGTTTAGCGTTTTGAATACTTCTTGCATTAAGTGAATGTTGATGTTTTGTTCGTAGGTTAAATCCACCTTACCGTCAATGGTCAAACGTTCACCCTCAGACTCTTTCCTGATTTGCTCTAAGATTTGTAATAGCATACGTAAATCATCACGCTTTTCCTCATCAAGATATTTGACTTTGGACTTATTGTAAAGGTCGGACAGCTCGTCCAAACGTGACCGCTTTACACTTAGCCTTACCGTAGCAAAACTCGACTTGTATTCGGTGATTCGTCTGTTTACTTCTTCTATGTTATTTTGTTTAAACTTCTCGAGTGCTTTCCTGGTAGTGGGAATCTTCCATTCTTGATTTAGTATCCTCATTATATCCCCAATAGTGTACATCCGCCCTAATAATTCCAATACTCTACTCTTCTCTTTATCTAATCTTTGTAAGGACTCACCATACGCTGTATAACTCGCCGAACTTACTCCAAAAGCTAATTTTTGATGCCTACCAATTTGTTTTACTGTTTTTAAATGTAAAGATTTTAGTTTCTCAATTTTTTGCTTTTCAAGTTCTGGTAAATTTTCTATTGCCGTCCTCATTTGTAGAACGCTCATCTTAGCTACCACTATCTTTTGGCCGTCACTTGCTGTATATGAAGACTTTAGTATTGGATGCTTCTTTAGTTTTATAAGTATCTCGTAGTCTGGAAGACTAATTACTTCTTCTGGAATATCATCGTGGTCTTCTATAGCTTTATAGTCCATTATTCAGTTTTATTTTTATTATATCAATTAAAATACGAATGTTTTCTCATCAAAGATTTCCTCAAATATTAATATACCAAGGAAAATTACTGATAGAGTCCATAGCGTCATTATCGTTACTCCTATCCAAAACATTTTTGTTCTTTACTCATCTTTCTTGTATTTTTTTTAGTTACTTCTTCCAATCTTTTCAAATAGCTTACTCGGGCATTTACGGCATTGAAAGTCCTACTCATATGAGTAGCTATTGCTTTCCTGCATACTCCTGCGTTCTCTCTTTCCATTAGTATAGCGTCCTCGAATGAAGTCCATTTAGTTTGGTTTGTACTTCTCCTGGATTGCTTATCTGATTCAAGTATTAGTATCATGGAAGAATTTAGGTCATGTTCTGGATTATTGCGTACCGTAATGTCTTCTTCCTTTTCTTTTTCAGAGATTAATTTGACTTCGTGAAACTCGCTTGGAAACATTACCAAAGTTCTTTGTTCTTGAGTCATAATTACAATTTTATGATTAACGGTTTTTACTCCGTTGCAATTGTAAAGTTTTCCCTTGTATTCTATTTTCTTGAATAAGATATCATTTACTTCCATAGATGTTAGTTTAGCCCAGCAACAAATTCTACATTTTCTAAGTCCAAAGGAATAAACCTTTCAACGCTATCATTATCGTATTGGTATCTGTATCTTTCAACGAATCCTGTATAAAACATATGCAGTTCGGAAAAGGTTAGCATATCCTCCGTTTCGATAGGTTCTCTTCCCCTTATCTTGTAGATTATATTCAAGTAGAAATTATAGTTCTCACTTATGTTTTTGAACTCTTCCCTACTTAAATCTCTTCCCACGCTTACCATTACCATTTCGTGTAGGTCGTTATAAAACGGTTTCATTTCATCATCACCATTATAGAACAATTCATACAGCTTGGCAAGTTGAGCTTTAATCTCTTTCTTTTCCCGCTTGTCTTGATTGTAAATGTATATTACTCTCAAAACGTTTATTATAATGTAAGCTATAACAAAGATGCCTAAAAATGTACTTACGATTTCCCAAATTATTTTACTCATGGCCTAAAATATTTTACGATTAATTCTCCATCTTTTGAGTGGAATTGTCTATCCCCCTCTTTGTTAAAGTTACTTGCAATTGTCAATCCTTTACGCTTCCCCTCGCTTGATAATAGTTGTAACTTGACTTGATTAGTCAAACACTCTATTTTTACGACCGTATATGCGGTCATTATTCCCATTTGTAATTCAGCAATTTCTTCTTTTAATTCTATTCCTTGTAACTCGGCTTTTGTTAGTTGTTTCATTTTTTTAATTTTAGTATTGAATATTTACCAATGATTATACAGTTTAGTTCTCTAAAATACTTAACGTGTCTAATGTCGCATCTATATTTGTAGTAATTGTCGTGCTTCTCTACGATTTCTATTTCCCATAACTTTCTTAGCTCTATTATTTGCCGTAAAGTGTTAGCGTCGTAGACTAAGGTTTCCCATCTTTCCAAGACCTTTGCCCAATGCTTTCTTTTTGCCTCCTGATTTGAGACTACCTTGTTCATTGATATAAATAACAAAACAAAAATTACAAATAATATCGAAAACAATATTATGTCTTTAGTGGTTATTCCCATGATTAATCTACTTTTGATTTATAAGCGCAGAACCATTCCACGCTCGGGTATTTATTTTCTAAAATCTTACGCCATTTTTTGAACCTTGGGTCTTTCATATAAAATGTATAGTCGTTCACTAAAACTATATACTTCTCTCTGCCGTCACCTAACTTCATAACGTCAATTCCAAAACCTACTTCTGGAAATAGGTCGGCAAGTTTAAAAACTATTTTATCAATCATGGCTTATCTTTTTCAAACAGGAGGTAAACCACCATCACTATTATTATGAATGTGCCTACCAATACAACTATCTTTTCCGTTTGTTTATTTTTAATAATAAACTTTGGTAATTAATTTTCCAAGAACTTTATGTATTCTTTTCTCGCTATTGTGGCAAGCTCATCGCACCGTTCATTTTGAGTATGTCCGTTATGCCCCTTAACGTGATTGAACTTTACCTTTATTCTTTTGGTAGAATTCAATAGGTCGTCTAATTTAATCCAAATTTCGGGATTCTTTATATTATCAAAATCAATCTCTTTCCAACGGTCAATCCTCCGTTCAGTAAATGCTTTTACCACGTATTCACTATCAGAAAATACATTTAGGAAAACGGATTCATTCTTATGCTTTTTGAATATATACTTCAAACCGTTCAGAACTGCGAGCATCTCTGCTCTTCCGGAAGTGCTCGGGTGCTCAAATCCCACGTCTTCTTTAATTGTCACCCCCTTATACTCTAGAACGAATGCCCAAGCGGATATTCCGTGCGAAGCATGATGAGGATTATTATTGCAGCTTCCATCGGTGTATAGTTCTAAGTTTATCATTTCACAAGCGTCTTAAGTTTATCAATAACTATTTTGAAAGCGTCTTCTTCTAAATATATCAATGATTCTTTCGCTCTTGTTACGGCAACATAAAGTAGGTTTGATTCTTGCTCCAACTGCCAATCTGATAATGCATATTTACTCGGTATTAATTCTGGAAGTAGCAGGAAGACCCTTTTATTTTCCGTTCCCTTAGCTTTATGGACGGTTGATAGCATTACTCCCGTTCCGGTCTCTTTGAAAATAGTTTTGATTCTATTAATCAAATCTTTGGTATTTGTGAGTTGGTAAGATAGTATTTTAATGATTTCCATCTTCTGATTCATCAAGTCAATTTTCTCAGTCTTTGCCGGATTTCTAACTCCCTTTTTCTTTAGCTTGACCATCTCTTTCAATATGGTTCCTTTGTAAAGCAATATCATTTTTTCAATAGTACTGCTATTATGTTTTTCAATTAGCTTTATCAATCCTATTCCTATATCTTGCCCCTTGATGAATGACTTGACTCCACGGTGCAATAGGTACATATTCATTTGAACTAATGGCTTAACGTTTCTACAAAGTACAAAATCAGTTCCGCTTATTTCTTTGACTAATCCGTTTCTTACTTCGCCATCAATATTCTTTTCAAATGGTAAGATTTGGGAATTTATCTTTTGAGCTTCTTTGATTATCCTTTGGCCACACCTATAATTTACTGATAATGGTAGCTCAACTGTATTGGAAAACATTCCTTTTAGACTTGAATAGGAATTAGCGTCTGCCCCCGCAAAACCGTATATGGCTTGCTGTGGGTCACCTACTGCTATCATTCTTCCGCTTTTCCTTTTTATTCGCCTAACTATTTCCTGTTGAACTTTAGATAAATCCTGAGCCTCATCCACGAACACAAAGTCAAATTGCGGTAATTTTAAGGAATCTTTGATTGGTCGATAAAGCATATCTGTAAAATCAAATTCGGTCTTGGAATTATTCATACGCTTCAAGATTTCTATAATCATATCAGCATCATCTAATGATAATAGAAAATCATATTTCAAAGCTAAATCTACAATATCTTCTGGTAGTACTATTAAGTTCTGGCGAACTAAATCTATCATTATCTGAAACATATACAGATATTGACCTACTACTTTTTGCTCCGTTATGTTATTCTTAGCAAGTACGACTTCTATGTGCTTGTATGATTTGCTTTTGTTTAGTTTTACTTTGAAACCGTAAACCGACATAACGGAGTGCCAACCCAATGCGTGCATAGTGGTTATCCTCGTTTTCGTTTTTGGTAGTCTAAGTTTCATCTCATCGACAATTACATTATTAAAAGCAACGTAAACCGAATCTGAAATTTTAGGAATCAACGATAGCGATTTTTCAATCGTAGTTGTTTTCCCGCTTCCAGCGACCGCACTAACTACGATGTTAGATTTGCCCGATATTATTTCTTTGAAAATTTCCTTTTGAAAAACACTAAAATTAGTTATTGCCATTTTTTATTTATAAACTTTGTTACGCATAACCTAAGAGTCTCTCATTCTTTGAATAGATTCCTCGGAACGACGTCTCCCCAAATTTCCGTTTGGAAAGATAGTTTTATAAACAAATCCGTGATATTCGTCGGGAGTATTCATGATTATTACGAGAAGAATCTCCAAATATGCTTGTCTGAAAATTTGTAGCCTATTTTTCTACCTTTTTCTATTTGTTTAGCGAACCGTTCTCCATATAAGGCTTCAGACCCCATATTATAAATTGAGTTCTCAATAAAGTGAGTTATGTCGATTCCCTTAAAAGTCAAATATGGGGATGACTGAATATTGCTGAGGTTGGGAGCCTCAAAGTTATTGGTGAAGAAATACGTTGATTTCCCATCTACTTCTATTTCCAAAATGGGGAATCCCATTCCGGTTATGAATCCAATGTCGTCTCTTTTTGCTGTAAAATTCATATGTCGTCGTTTTCTTTAAGTGTTATTAATATCGTTTTTATTTTTTTGAAACAATTATAGTAATGTGACATTTGAAATGTTGGATTGTTCTCGTTAAACATATCCTTAGTTTCTCCGTTTAGTTTAGACCTTAAAACTATCATATCTTCGCCTGTCAGACCAAAATTATAAATATCTATTTCAAGCTCGCACTCCAAATAATCGTCTTTTTTAGAATGATAATATAAATCTTTATACACTAAATCCTTTTCAAACATCTTCTTTTCTCTTTCAAACATCCTAAAGAAATTACGGGATAAGGCTTTATTAAAATAGAAACAAAAATCATATTTTAATTTGAATTTATCTATGCAGTTGACGCAAACTATGAATGCTTCAGATTCCATTTCTATGTGATTATTCGATATTTCTCGAACGGCACTGTTGCGGGTGTATTTTATGTAATTGTTTATGTTTTTTATTACGATGTTTTTTGACATCATAAATATTTGCAGTTTTAGCTTCTCTATCTTTCTGCTTCTGGGATTCACTTTCAATAATAGTCTTATGACTTTTATTTTGTTTTTAATTATCTTATCGCTATATTTTAGAGGTTGGTTACCGTCATTAAAAACTGAAAACTCCATATGTGAAAATTTGTAGGTTGTTATCCTTTACTTGCTTCTTTGAATCCGTCTATTGCTTTTTGATTCATTTCATGCTTGACGTCCTTAATCTCTTTTTTGAAATGGTCTGATGACCGCTTCTTAAGCATCTTCTGTAAGGATTCCTTATTGTTACTTTTTAGAAAAGTAGGTATCCCCTCTTTGGGTATCAAGACTAAAATTACTCCCTTATCATTTAGCCTTTCTCCGTTTTTATCCACATTAATCCATTCGCCATCTCGATGTACCGTTCTATAAGAAGAAATCAAGTGTTTTTCTCCCGTTTCCGGATTGATAAAGTTTTCCGCTCCCATATTAGTTGATTTTAGATTTTAGGTAATGTAGTATGTGTAAAGCATCTGCCTCATTGTCATCATTCCCCTCATATCCCCATAACTTTCTGGCGAATTCAATCATCATATCTTTCTTAGCACTTCCGTTTCCGGTAGCAAACTTTTTGATAGAGCCTGTAGATAGCTCAATGTATTCTAGAGAAAGTTCGGCGCATAGTTTTTCAACTATACAAATCAATTTTGATGAATGAATTATTGGATTGATATTTCTTCCAGCAGGAAGTTCGTAGGCTATCACTTTAATCTTATTCTTAGTGACGAATGCTTTTAATCTTGATTCGAAGCGCAACCATTTTAATCCTTGCGACTCTTTGTTCTTTATACTTAAATCCCAACGTTCAACTTTCGGTTCATCACCTACAAGTTGATAAGCTATCCCGCATATCGTAGCTTGGTCTATCGCTAAGATATTTGATGTAGTTGGTTTTTTCGCTGCTTTTAATTCGGTAATGCGTTTGGTTTTCTCTTCTAACTTGATTTGAAGAGCTTTGGTTAGTTTAGCCATTCTTAAATTTTTTTTACGGACCGTTAAAATTATAAATTATTTTTTGATAATGCGTGAAATTCCTTTAATTTTTTCTATAAAAATTTCGTTGGCCGCACCGATAGGTTGATTCCTGTGAGTAATTACTAACGATGTGACGTTCAGTTTTTCTAAAATATTTAGAACATCCATCTGGCCAGTCTTGTCTAGACCCTCAAAAACTTCATCAAGTCCTAAGAAATTCAATCCTCCATTTTTCGCCGTCAAATTTATTAGATGTTGAAGACCTAAAATGTTAGCAAGTTTTATACGACCCTTTTCTCCCCCTGAATAACGATTAAAATTAGCTATTTCAATTCCCCCTCTTACGATGGAGATATTTATTTTCTCTCTAACGTCGCCCGATTTCAAAACAGTATAGCCATCTATCAAAACTTGAAGTTCTGAATTCATTTGTCTCAAATAGCTATTGGTGATTCCCTCGATTGATTTGATTGACTTATTAGTAAGGAATGTTAAGAATCCCTTTTTACCGAAGTGGTAAACCCAGAAGTCAATATCTAATATTTTTTGGTCCAATAAACCCTTTTCAGCATACAATATTTCTCCCGCCTCATCCTGTTCTTTAATCTGACTATCAAGTTTCCCTAACTCTTCATCTGATGTGATTAGCTTCAATTCTTTTATCTCAGCCTTGAATCCGGATATCTTCTTTTCGTGTTCTGTTATTTCATCATCAATTCCATCTAGAAAATCTTTGGTTGATTTTAAAATTCTCTTCAAAGATATTAACCGTTCATTTTCTACAGCATTATCATTAATTTGTTTTCGGTCGTCCTTTATAGCTGCCTCAACCCCATATAGCAGATTGGTTTTTTGAATCATTAATTTGTTAGCGGAGTTGATTAAGACGGGAATTTCAGATAGCTCAATCTCTTCGGTAGGATTGAAAGAATGTTGACAGTTTGGACAAGTTATTTTCCCCTCGTAAACCGCCTCAAGGTGAGATATTACATTCTCCGCTTCTAATATATCTTTGTTGATTTGCTTTTCTTTCTTTCGATTATCAGATAGCGATTCATTTAATTTAGCGTCGTTTTTTATTACAACGTTTTCAATTTCTGCCTTTAATTTAACGACTTTGGCTACCTTTTCTTCTTTAATGCTTTCTTTGGACTTTATTAGAGATTTCTGATTAAGAATAGTTACTTCAATCCTTTTAATTTTGGCCTGATTTTCCTCTTCAAAATTAGCTATAATCTCATCTTTGCTTTCCTTTAAGAATTCAATTTTATTTTCTACTTTTTGTATTTTTTTATCAAGCGCATCTAAATCATTTTCGATATTTTTACGGTTGATTTTTAAGTTTTCTATTTTGGTATTTATGTAGTCAACTTCAGAGAATCTGGATATGATGTTCTTTTTATCAATATCGTTTGATGTGAGGAATGAATAGTTTGTTTCTTGACCTATCATGAAGAAATGTAAAAGGTCTTCCTTACTTAATCCAATCAGCTCAAAAACTCTAGCATTAGCCTCATTCACTGATGAAAGCTCTTTATTTTGAATTCCGTTTTCCCATACTTCTACCTTAGCGGATTTCTTCTTGTTGAACCACCTTTTGATTATTAGATTCTTAGTATCTCCAAGCGTGTTATCCAACTCCATTTCAACATAGGATTCTTCTTCGCCGTCACGTATGAATTCTTCCTTTGTGACCCCCCTATTCGTTTCTCCTGTTATTGCTATTGTTATGCCCTCAAGTACCGTAGATTTTCCCCCACCGTTACTGTCAGAACCCGCATCTGTAGAGTTGATTGCAAATATCATAACACAATCGTTCTTTTTGAACTCAAAGGTTGTATCCTCATGAGTCATTAAGTTTTTGATTCTAATTGTTTTTGGTTGCCACATTTGGTTTCTTTTTTTAAGTCTTCTCGATTAATCCTATATACGTTCTTAACCTTGTTTTGATATGTTCTGTATGTCATGAAATATCCACAAGGAACGTTTATTGCGTATGCTTTTGTAATTGAGCCCCTTGCGATTATCAAGGCTTTAATCATCAAACGTTTTTCTTGCTCTGATAACGTCATTACCAATTTATTTTAGGAGATTTTTTGTATCTTATTATGTACTCTTTCTTAGCCTTTGAATCTTTGCTGATTATTAGCTTTATCAGTTCAAACTTTGAAACCGCCTTATAATTAATTTCAGCGTCGCCCCTTAGAAATTCCAATATGGCGTTTATTCGTTTATTATTTTTCAACAGGGTGCCGGAGATTTGGGTGTACCTTTTGCCGTTGCTGGTTATGCATTTGTTCTTAGCGATAAAATCTATCAACATTTTTTCATCAGCATAAAAGCCTGAACCAACGTAACAGATGTCTCCCTCTTTCATTATTCTTTGATTAGAATTTTTAGTCCTGATCCCACTTTGGATTTTTCAATTTCTTGAAGTTCGCAGTATTCTCTGAAATAACCTATCACATTCTTTTTGGACATAGAAGCGAAATCTCCGTTCTCTATCTTTAAAATTTCTTCATTAACGTTATTTAGTTCAAACTTAACGTCTATTCCTAGAGCGTCTAATTTTTGCCTATCAATCTTGTGGATATCAGTTTGGTCGCCAGAAAATACGAATCTAACGTGGTCCCCCTTATCTCCATACATTTCTAATTCGGTTTCAATATCATCATTAACGTCCAAGCTCACCTTGATGTATCTTGTATATTTTGAAGGAATAAAATCTAAACTACCATTATCATAAACCAAATGAAATCCCTTATCATCCAGCCTTTCACCGAAATTAGCTTGGTATGCTGAACCTGTATAAAATACGTTTTTGAACGACTGAGAATCATGATAATGACCAACCCATACCTTGTCCCAAAATTTAAAAGCCTTTGGTTCGTTACAGTCTTCAACTACTGTCCCGTCGTTATTTCGGACACCGTTTATAGCTATATGCGTTATCAGGATATTCGTATCGTTTTCTAAGTCTTTCGCCATACTTTTTACGTTCGACAATCTACTATTATACGAATCCGTAAAAAAGGGCAGGAAAGCAAACGTAATGCCTTTTAATTCTAAGCAGCTCTCTTCCCTGATAACCTTTATGTTTTTACGGTGCTTGAACATATCCAAATAAGACCGCTCAGAATCTTGGTCTGTCTTGTCGTGATTCCCTGGAATTATGTAGAGCGTTATTCCCTCCTTTTTTAACATATCGGCAATTCTCAGTGCTTGAGTTATCAAAGTAAGAGTGATAGAATTTCTGTTTGTAAAGAAATCACCCCCATGAAAAATTACACGGATATCATTCTCTTTACAAATTTCAATAGCTTGCTCAAAAATATTATAAACAAGTTCTTGATTTTTATCTTTCAAATGTGTGTCGGTCAAAAATAACGCTATTGGTTCCATATTACAATGTTCTTTCGTGTAGTACTTGCTTGTGACGGGCAGAATGTATTTTCATGTGAAGAACATTCATTACCTTTTGTTCTTTATAGTAAAGGTTGTAAAACGTTCTTTTACTCATCCAAGAAATATTCATGAATGTCATCTTCTTAGCACTTTCCTTTTTTATAATTCCGCTTTCAACTCCAAAGGCAATATCAGCTTCTGAAAGTACCAACCCTTTCCCTAATAGAATTTCAAGTTTGGTTTCTTTTCTTCCGCCAAAATCATTCTTAACAATCTTAACCGAACTGTATTGCGCTACTTCTTCTTCGTCCAATTTTTCGTACCCAATAACTGTAGTTCTTATTCTGATACAAGGCAAGAATTCAACCCAAGTACCACCACCTGATTTTTTACCACCTTGACCACTCATCATATCGTAGACGTGATTCAAAATAACAAAGTGAATTACATTGTCGTACATTTCAGCGATAATGAATTTAGCGAACATTTTAGCATTCTTAGCAAACGCTCCCATTTTCTCATGTTTCATCACGGTGATTTCTTCGCCCTTTGCCATTTTCTTTTCCATCATATCGGTATTTTCGTCCATGGTATCTAATTCCGCTTTTGATAGCGTAGCACCCAAACTGTCCCACATGAAAAAGAATTTAGGTTTCCCTAATTTTTCTTGAGCAAAGATTGCATTTGCGTCTGTTATGATTTTCTTTACTTTCATAAACATATCCTCAACGTACCTAATTTTCAGAATCATTACTCTGTCGGGGTCAACTCCTAATTTAAGAGCATATTCCTTATTGTCTCTATTTTCTGATGATAGTAATATGGCAATACCATCTGGCTCTTTCTTCAAGAAGTTAGCCATAGCGATTAATGCTAAAGTTGTTTTCCCTGATTTTGAAACTCCGGCAATTTCAATTATTCCGGTTGGGTATCCTAAAATTCCCAAATTGTATTCTAATTCTGGAGAGCCTGTGATAGCCCAAGATTTGTTTTCTTTGAAGTTATCCTTATTTGAAAACTTAACAGCGTCTTCTGAATTGAACTTCCCTACTAAGGCATCTATTATATTTTTCATAATTTATATTTTTACAAAAAAAGGGAGGAGTCTTGCTCCCCCCTTGGTTATTATTTAAAGATATTATTTACCTCTATTTTTCAACCTTGCTCGAATATCGTCGATTGAGATTGAAGATTTCTTTGGAGCGGGTTCATCCTCTTCCTCATCTTCGTCGTCTTCCTCAACTGCCTTTTTGATAGGTTTTTTAAAAGGTTTCTTTGGAGCAGGCTCATCTTCCTCTTCGTCCTCTTCGTCCTCATCCTCTTCTTCCTCAACTACCTTTTTGATAGGTTTTTTGATAGGCTTTTTAGGTGCTGGCTCGTCCTCTTCTTCATCCTCTTCGTCTTCATCCTCATCTTCCTCTTCTTCAACTACCTTTTTGACAGGCTTTTTGGCGACTACTTTTTTCTTGGGAGCTGGTTCATCATCTTCCTCTTCGTCCTCATCATCATATTGAGCCTTAACTTCTTCAACGATTTCTTCCCAACGCTCGTCGTCAAAAACTCCAACTTCTTCAGTTTCGTCAAATAACTGCAAGCACTCCAACGCTTTTTCAAAATCTTTCATTTTGTAAACGTCCATGTAGATTTCAGAAAGAGGAGTTGCTTCACCCCACTTGATGATTTCTTCGTCTTCCAAGTCCATAGGTTTTTTACCTTTTTGACAAGCGTAATAGTCCTCACCCTTTTTCTTGTTAGGTTTTGAAATATACTTAACCAAAAGCGGATATCCCTCACCTGTAAAAGTATCAACTGATTCAACTGGCTCATCGTCTTCCTCGATAAAATTAATTTTGTTAATTTCATCACGCACTGTTTTCTTGAAAGCTATCAAACCGAACTCTCTTTTTTCACCTAATGACTTAACAGCATAGGCAATCCATTCGTGGCTTGGTCCAATTCCTCCGTAAGAATCATTAATTTTTTTCAAAAGCGCAGCGTCAGAAGACTTAACTACTTTGTTGGCAAGTTTTCTGTACTCATCCACCAAATCTAATTTAGTACCGCCGTGTCTTCTAGAATCCAAAATAGTTGTTTTACCTATTTCACCTTGGTTATTCTCACGTGGAAGCCAAGTTCTTTTTCTTAACAAGAAAAAGTTTTCACCTTGATTATGAGATGGGAAAAATCTTAACTTGATTGTTTTCCCGTCTTCAAATTCCAAGAAATCTGAAAAACCATTGAAACCTAAATCTGCGTTATCCACATCATTCGACTTTTTAACTTCCGAAAGTTTTGGCGCATTTTTAGCCATCCTGGCTTTTAATTCGGCTACTTTTTGAGCCGCACTTTGTTCTTTTGCCATAGCATTAAATTTATTAGTAAACATTTATATATTAAACCCTGTTATTCTTCTTCGTTACTTTTTATCTGGTAGTAAACATTATTCAATTGCTTTTGAATGAGTTCTTCATTGATATCCCCAGAGCGTAAAGTTAGAGATAATTTATTCAGCTTTTCAGATTTGTCTCTTATAGCTGTATAAATGGAGTCAATGTAATCTTTTTGTTTTTGAGCTTCAAAATAGTCTCTTTGGTATTTTTGAAATACTTTATTCATAAGCAATCCATCCTCAACTTCAGCCACAGTAGGTTTTTTGACTTTTCCCTTGTCGTCTTCTTCAGATAAATCCTCACGAATTTGCTGTTGAACCTTAGCCTTTCTGATTTCAAAATTCAATTTAGCCAACCTAAGTTCGTTTGACATTTCTGCTGCTAGAATACCCATCTTATTCATGACTACAGGAGCTGTTATTAGTTCTGCTACTAAATTACCGTAATCTATTTTCAAAAGCGTATCTATGTCTAAATCATCTTGAAAATCGGACACTTTGAATTTAATCATTTTGTCCCCAACTGTAAATACTAAGTTTGTCATTATGCGTTTTTTGTGCAAAAGTCTTCTATAACTTCAGCTTGGTTAGTTTTATCGGCTCGTTCAATCATTCTACCCAAATAATCTTTAGCCTTTAATAAATCTGTGTAGTTGCCCATTTTTGAGCTTCCTGGTCTGGTAAACCTATTCAAATACCTTTTGGCATTTTCGGCACACCAATGGTGACCGTGTTCTATCGACACTCTGTAATTCTCAGATATTTGGTCGAATTCTTTTTCTCCGTATTTCGAACGGTTTGATTTCTCTAACTCTTCTTTTACCTTATCACTCATAATCCATATTTTTTAATTCCAATAAAACATCTATTTCGTACTCTTCTGGTTGTAATCCCTCGTTCAACGCTTTAATTACTTCTAAAATAGATAACTTTGTTTTGTCGACGCAATACAAGATATGCTTATTAGCGTTTGTGTTGCCTAAGTCAAGTTCTTTTTTTAAGTAAAAATACATAGAAAGCCAATCTGCTAATTTAACAATTTTAGTTATATAAACAGGAAACTGTTTCAATAAAGTGGATTGCATTAGCCTATCAGATTTTGTATCCTGATTGAACTCGTTTTCAATTTCGTGATTTATGAATTGGTCTAACGCTTCTCGAATTAGACTTCCATTCATTGGATTGTATTTCACGTAATGCAAAACATCTCCCGTAAACACCTCATCGAAATCGTGAAGAAGCGCATAGGTTATCGCCAAAAGTTTGCTTTCGCTCTCTTTGAAGATTTCTTCCGCTAAAAATCTAGAATACAAAGTAACCAAATATGAGTGTGAGCCCACTGTTTCGTCCTTTATTCTACTCATTCCATTCCATCTTACCGTGTTATTTAAACGGTCAAAAAGTTCATCGCGTAACAATCTTTCGATTAAAATCATATCTCAATTATTTTAGTTCTTGCGCTTCCAAACATAACGTTCTTCTTTTTCCAGCTGTCCCACTTCAAAATTCCGGACATGGCGAACATTTTTTTACTCACTTCTAATTCTAATAACTTTGTTTTGATTTTCTTTTCGCCCCAAGTGTCGTTCCAAAATTGAGTCACGATAACGGAATTATTACTCTCCAATTCAATCAAAGCATAATCGCCCCTTTTAGATGGCCTCACTGATAGTTTTCGTATTCTTCCGGCAATTATAACAGACTTTTCCATTTTCTCATTTGGCTCCAAATTGTTTAGGCTTTCACCATCCATAAAATAGGTATCCACTTGTTCCGGCTTTGACCAAACTTTCTTAACTAAGATTTTGTAATTTATATCACCGTATCCCGTCAATTCCTTTTGCTTTTGCTTCCAGAACCAATTCTTATCTCGGCTTGGGTCGTTTTCAATCTCTTCTGGCATTGGCTCCCTACGTAATTCATAAAACCTTTTCATTATCAAATAACGGTGCTTAGATTGCCCCTGATTATCCATCGTTATGTTCTCTGATGATATGGAATCAAATGCACCCACTGCTATAAGATTCGTAACAACTTTTTTATTTACCTTTGCCTTGTTTATTCTTGTGACGAAATCTTCCAAGCTAAAGAATTCTCCATTCTTTCTTTCCTCTATGATATTGTAAACCGCTACATCTCCAACAAATTTTATTTGAGTGAGCGACCAAAATATCTTATTCTCTTCAACCGATGTTGTGAAATAGGTGTCGGACTTATTTATATCGGGAGAAGAAATTTTAACTCCGCATTTGGTTTTCCTCATTTCAGAAATTCTAAGCGGGATTTCTTCTGTTTTACAGAAATTTAATGATGCTGCCCAAAACTCTAAGGCAAAATAGACTTTGAGCCATTGACATTGATATCCAATTATAGCATACGCAACACTATGACTTTTATTGAAACCATAGCTTGAGAACGCATTTAATTTGTCCCAAACTTTGTTAGCGTAAACCTTAGCTGTTTTATTGGTTAGTTCTGAATCATGCTCCAAGCATACCTTAGAATATCCGGCAATAAATTTATCCTTAAATGCGGCCAAGGCAACCTTATTGAATTTCTTCATATAAGTTCTAACCTCATCTGATTCAATTAAGGTCAACCCCCCAACAACCATAGCTTGCATTATCTGTTCTTGATAGATATATAGTCCATGAGTTTTTTCAACTATGATGTCCATACCGTGGTCAATCTCAGTTTTCTTCTTCTTACTTCTGAATGCTACCAAATCATCGTGAGCGTGAGAAGCCATCGGTCCTGGTCTAAAGATAGCATTCATAACCGTTAAATCTTCTATGCTCTTTGGCTTAATCTGCATACTATAACCTTTCAATCCGGGAGTACCAAATTGAAATACATCGTCATTCCACCCTTTTGTAAAAAATTCAAACACGTTTTCATCATCTGTAGGTATATCATTCAAATTTATTTTAAGGTCTCTGTTTTTCTCTATGAGATTCAGTATGGTTTTAAACTTATCAAGTTGAGCTAATCCTAAGATGTCCTCTTTCAAATATCCCGCTCGGTCAATGTATTTCCCCTCCCACTCAGATACTATCGAACCGTCAATTTTCCTAACGGGAAGCCAATCGTAAATCTCCATAGGGTTTCCGTCAGCGTCTCTATCTGGAGCAATAATAATGGCAGAAGCGTGAATTGATTGTGAGCGAGGTTGTCCAAGAGGTGCTTTTATTATTTCACAAACATCCAAATTGTTATTTGCGAAATCTTTGAGTTCTTTTGCTTTTAGCGAATATATAAAAATATCAGCCCAATCAAATTCTATTTTGTTTTCGATATGTGAGGTAGCATAATTTACTGTTTTGAAATCCACCCCCTTTGCTCTTGAAAAATCCTTTATGGCCGATTTGGTTTTCATTTTATTAAAAGTACCAATAGAGCAAACATTATCAAAGCCAAATTTAACTTCCATATAATTCTTAACATCCTGTCTTCTACCGCTCTCAAAATCGACATCAATATCGGGATTTTGGTCGGGTCTTTTTACTTTAACTGTTTTTACTTTAACTACTTTCATAATTTTTTATATCAATATCTAAACCGTGTAGTTGCTCTTCTTCTTCTATGACTAATTCCGCTCCGTCTACAGTGAAAACGGTTGAACCCTTTTTTATTCTGATAACCTTACCATTCTCCATCTTTGCGTCGAAAAACACATCCGGCATTATGCGAACTTCATTCAAGAAACGCTCAAACAATAAATTATATTTTATTGGGTCAACTTCCGTAATATTCAAAACATAGCATATCAAACTTCCGGCTGCGCTTCCACGTCCTGGCCCAACAAGTACATCATTTTCATGAGACCATTTAATAATATCCCAAAGCACTAAGAAATAGTCAACCAAGTCCGCATCCAAAATAACCTTTTTCTCTCTTTCTAACCTACTGAAATAGATGTCTAATTTATCGTCATCGTCCTCACAAAGTGGTAATATTTTATTCCGGAATCCGTCAAGCAATAAATTTTCAAAGAATTCTATTTTGTTATCAATTTCATATTCGGGAATCTTAGATGCTCCAACGTCAATTTTAAAATTACATTTGTCGGATATTTCTTTGGTGTTTTCCAAGGCTTCAAAAAATATTGATAGGCTTTCTTCTGAAACTAGCATATCAGAATTTTTAGCTATTATTTCGTCAACACTTTTTAGATACTGTTCTTGAGATGTTGCGGCTGTGCGTCTGTCTATTTTGTTTAAAATACTTTTGACGGAGTAATCTATTTTTTCCACGTAGTAACAATCCTCAATATAGACTGGCTTTATGTTGGAAGAATATTCATCCATATACAACTTGATATTCTTTAAATTCTCTAAATCTAAGTTTGGGTCTTCGAAGCGTATGAAATCAATCTGAAAGTATAGATCTTCCCTTTCTATATTTTTACGAAGAGCCTTTAATTCTGATTTGAAATTCTCAGGATTTTTCATATTCAAATACAAAAAGCTCTCTTTAAAAATAACTACGATTAATCCGCCGAGTCTTGGCAATAACTCCTCTAAAGGAATAAAACCGTCGTAATCTACATTTATACTTTTAGAAATTCTAAGTATGTTCTGCCATCCCGATTTGTCTTTGATGAATAGCTTCAATTCATAAATCTCTTGAAATTCTTTTTCCTTTTCGTAGTTGTAAGCTACTGAAACGGTCATCCCGGAAATAGCTTTGATATTATTTTTCTCACAATCAAGTTGAAATGATAATGATGATGCTAATGTATTCTTTTCGCAAACCCCTAAAGATTTTTGCTTCAAGTACTTTGCTTTCTTAATCCAACTTGATATATCTCCACTACCGTTCAAAAGCTCATATCCTGAATGAACACCTAAATTACAAAAGCCTATGTCTTCGAATTCAGAATTAAATTTACCAATGTTTATAAAATTATTGAATTGTGGAATTATGACTTCTTCGTTGTATTCATTTTTCTTTCTATTGTTAGAATCGCAGTAGTAAAATCTGTTTCCAAACTTAAAAACTAAAAACTTTATATCAGCGTCACTTTCCAAAATTTCGTTTTCTTCCTCCGATAGAATCATGGAAAAATCTTTATCTAATATTTTTTCATCAACCCCCTTAACAAACAATAGCTTTCCAAAATCCTCGATAGTGAGGACTTGGTCAGCTATTGCACATTGCAGATTATTTTCTTTTATCCAATCCTTTAAATCTTTCATTATAGATTCCCAATTATACCTTGAGTGGTAGATGAATCTTCGCCTTTGAATCGAGCGGCAAAGAAATTTAACGCCAAAGCGTAAACATCCGTTTTGTTGTATTCGATATATTTGTCTCTGACGTATCTATAAAACTCTGTTTTTGTAGCGTCGTCTTTTTTAATCGTTTTGAATTTATAGTCTGAATAAACAAACAACAAATCGTAAGTAAACAACAAGAATTTTGAAAACGCTCCTAATCTTGAACGGTCTTGGTCGCTCACGCGAATACCTTTTGTTACTGAATCTATGATTAAATCTATAAAGTAATCAATTTCACTCAATTTCAAATAAACAGAATCCCCCTCAAAATTCATATCAATTTTAAACGGACTTGAGATATCGTACAAGTCTACGAATTGACCGTTGCTGATTGTCGTGTTTTCGTACATCTTCATAGCTATATCATTGTCCATATAGAAATGCAAACTTTGAGAATTATGCGTTTGAGTACCTAATTCAACATTTAGAATATTACTCATTACTTCTGAAACAAAACTGAATTGAAAAACGTTCGTCGGCAACCCCCAATGTAAATCATTACTTCTGTTAGCAATTGTCGTGTGTAATTTTTCATCTCTTATTTTGAACATCAATAAGTCGTTACAAGGTAAATCTTTGGACTTAACATTTAAATCAAGTTCCGGATTCCATATTGACATAACCGCTCTTCGAGTTTCTTTGTCTTCTTTCAACATCGTTAGCGTTTCAAACATTTGGTCGGTTCCAGTAGCTATTTGATTCCAAGCGTGATTTTGCTCTTCTCCTAAAGGTTTCTCCTTAAAATTAGAAGATACTCCATAATGCCTAATTCTGTATCCATAAGGTGCATGGAAAACTTGACCGTCATCTGAGTAATCGACCATTTTAGAATTAAAGATTTCCAAAAATTCTACATCTTTTTTACCCCTAAAAATCCACAACGCTTCAGCTAATAAGAAATAGATGTTGATGTTTCTATTATTATTTCCAACGCACCTTTTATAAGGATTTGTAATTTCTGTTTTGAAATTCAAAATTTCTTTTGTGTCTCCGTTTCTACTTGGTACGAAGTCTCCATTTTCTACCATGAACTTATTCACATAGGGATAAGAACGTGAAAAATTTTCCGTGTTGATGGAATTGTTAAAAATCATTGACATAGTTTGCATATTTTAAATTTTTACTTTTACTTATAAACCTTGTAAAACGAAAAATGCTCCCGGAGGAGCATTAATCGCTTGTTTTTGAATTACTATTTTGCGGCTTTCTTAGTCGCTTTCGGTGCAACTTTCGGTGCAACTTTCGGTGCAACTTTTTCTTCCACTTTCGGTGTGGCTTTTTTAGTGGCTCCGGATTTTGATTTTATCTCAGCTACTTTTGCGGCTTTTTCCTCTTTTAGTTGCTCTTCCATTTTCTCTCTGTTTTTACCTAACATAACGTCTTTTCTTCCAAAACCGTCAAGTAATTTTTTAAAGAAATCAACGTTGTCTTCCAAAACGGGAATCAATTCATCCAAAGGAAATTTAACAACGAAAGGAATACCTGACCATGAATCTTTAACTTCGTAGTCTTCAGAAAACAATTCAGCTAATTTTTCTTTGTCCTTAATCGAAGGAATAAACATTCCACCTATCAATACGCCATCTACGATTCTTGGAGTATCAAATGAAAGGAAAACTTTTGTTGAGTTTTTACCTAAGAATTTGATTGAACAACCTCCGTTGGCGATAAAGTTGTATTCGAATTTACCAAATTTAGCAAGAGCTTTTTTCAATGGGTCAAAACGTTTAGCGTCTTTTTCATCAGCAATAGGGTTGAAACGTTTTGAAACCTTGGCAGCTTTTTTAACTACTTCTGGAATCACTTTGTCTTTTTTCTTGGCTTCCGTAGCTTTTACCTCAGCTTTTGCTTTGCCGACTTTTTGTTGGGCTGCTTTTTCCTTTTCTTTTTTGGTTGGAAGAACTACTTCTTCTTCC